GAATATGGGTGCAGGCGGCTTGGGCTGGCATCATTAATTGATGAAGTCAAAGCCGCGTCACCTGTTATAACACGCATCCAAGAAGGATGGAAACTGAAAAGTTTCGCAGAACAAGTAACTTTAGTCAAACGATTAACAACATTTATCAAGCGTTCGAATCGCAATGTCTTAACTGGACTTAAAAAATTAAGCAATTACAATACCATTGTCAAAGAAATAAATTAGAACGTCTAATCTATTACACATTAGACCAAATGTCGGAGGCTGCCTCGGACAGAGCTTCAAAGGAGCTAAGATGAATTCCTAAGTGAGGAAATTGCATCATGATCCCGTAGTTTCCGCCGTGAGGCATGTCTTCAACGTTCAGCAACGTGTTCGATGGGTCCGCTTCATCTCCAGCGAGGTAGAGTGAGTGGGCGAGAGCCATCATTTCTGTAAAATTGGATTCAGGGTAAGGGCACATAAGTTCAAACACATTTTCATTATATGATTGTTCAAATAACCACCATGCTGTTCCTTCCTTTACAGTGGTATCAACGATTGAAAATCGCATACCAAGGCTTCTTGCATATTCAACTGCCTGTTGATAGGCATTTGGGTTCCAGGTCAGAGTCTGAGGTAGACCGAATTGGTATCCCGGCTGTGGTAAGCATGGCACAAACTTCAACTCATGTGTGAGGTCGGCAATGTTCACGATACCAAGCTGTTGAATCGCAAAGGCGAAAGCTGTAGGGATGGGGACATCCGCAATAGCTCTAGGCCTTCTAAGTCCATCTGCATTATGTCGGGTTTCGACATCTGTCAATGCTAAGGCTCGAAGTTTCATGAATGTTACTAGATTACATCCAATAGCAAGGTTGGTCGCAACGACGTCCAATCGTGTTTCATAGTCTTCATCTCCTAATTGAGTCTTCAATTGCAGGAGGCGGGTTAGACTAGCACGGATAGTTATAAGGGCTCCGGTAAACAGATTCTGCATATTCATGGGAATCGGTTCGCAAACGGTGCTTATCCTATCTCTGGGGAAGCGGTGCTGTAGAATTCCTTTCTCTTTGAGCTCGATGATGTAGTTTTGGTTCCCGGCAGCTGGAATATCAACTGTCTCTTGGTCCAGGAGGGCAACTACCAACTTCTGGGCAACGGGCGCTTCGTTCTTCATGCGGAAAGTACTTCCGATTGAAGCTTTAGGCTGATCCTTAGATTCATCCCTCTTAACCACTGGTGGGTTCGGAGAAGACGCTCCGGATTCAGTCAAGGATGGTTGTGCAGGTCCTTCGGCCGCCATATCGAACGTGTGTAGTCACAACGTACGCTTGTTAGGGACGTTCAGGGAATCGTAAATAATACGTTAACCTATACAAACAACAACAAAACTTAGGTTAAAGTGAGTCTTAACGTTAAGTTACACAAGATTCTATAAGTTGGATAGAATTATTAGCTTAACAAACTCAACACTTAACTGACAATGATCTTTCCTTGGATCATTATCGA